AATGAAGTAGATGGCTCAGTAGGTAGTTGGACAATACAAGAAGGTTCGGATGATCTCTTTTTGTTAAATAGAAAAAATGGCAAGAAGTATAAATTTACTTTGCAGGAGGTTTGAGTAATGCCCTATTACGGAGATGGTAGCAACATAACTGGTGTGAAAGATACTGACTCAAGAGATGATATAGCTCTTTTAGGTTTCAAGGTTGCGGCAAACGGATCATTAGCAAAATACGATTTGGTAGATCAGACCATTGATGCGTTTGAGGATGCCTCTGGTGTAGATGCCTCTGCCTCTACAGATGAAATAAGAAATGCTGCTAACTATTATAGTGGCTCAGAGTCTACTAATGTTGTTGCAGGATTTACTACTGCTGAATCTACTACATGGACAGCACCGGCTGGTGTAACTACTGCTGAAATCCTAGTTGTTGCTGGCGGTGGCGGTGGTGTTGGCGGATATGGTGGAGGTGGTGGCGCTGGCGGGATTGTTCATCATGCCACATATCCAATAACAGCGGCAGTAGAGTATGACCTGACCGTAGGTGCAGGAGCGGCTGGCAGAGGAGTTGATGCAGGGTATAACGGAGGCAATTCTAGTTTTAATGACAATGCCGAGGGTTCGCAAGCAAAGATGACGGCAGTAGGGGGTGGAGGTGGGGCTTATTACTATGGCCCCGGTGGGGCTGACCCGGCGCAAGACGGAGGTTCTGGTGGAGGTGGTGCTTATTATGGCAGACCGGGAGGTAGTGGAACTCAGGGAGATTCCGGTGGTGGTACTGGATATGGTAATGATGGTGGTGATGGAACTCCGTCCTCCTCAGATGAAGGTGGTGCAGGGGGCGGTGGTGCTTCTACGGCTGGTCAGGATACTGTTGCGGCAGATACTGGTGGTTATGGTGGCGCTGGTAGGGAATTTGCTAATTTTGACGCATACGGCACAAACGCAAGTAATGATTCCGGCGCAACGCCGGGAAGTGGTTCAGGAAAAGGATACTTTGGCGGTGGTGGTGCTGGCGCTGCAGGTACTGTCGGGGCCACGCCGGCTCCAGGTGGTGTTGGTGGTGGTGCGGTAGGTAGGTGGCCTACAGGTACTTCACCCTCTGGATTTGCTAACACAGGTGGTGGTGGTGGGGGGGCAAGACAAGAAGGTGGAACAGGTATAGGTGGTGCCGGTGGAACGGGAGTAGTTCTGGTTAAATACCTGAGTGAAACTTACAATAACATGACCCTTATATCTAATGCTACAACTGCTATAGATGGAGCACCTACAAAGGGTGATTTTGTAATAACCTATACTAATGGTGCGGGAACGGCGACTATTAATACTGACCTGAAAGCATACATTAGCAGAAATAATGGTTCTGCCTATACAAGTGCTGTAACTCTAGTTTCTCAGGGTACAACTGGAGGCCATACTATATTGACCGCTAATAATGTTGATTTGTCTGGCATAACCACGGGTACGTCTATGCGATGGAAGATTGAGACCTTAAATCAGGCCGTGGGTAAACAGACAAGAATACAGGCAGTTAGTTTAGGCTGGAGTTAGGTGCAAACTAAATATTCTTACTGGCTATTTAAGAATGTGCTATCTGAAAAAGACAGGAACAAAATAAAACGGATCGCTAAAAAGTCTGGTTATAAGGAGGCTACCACAAGGAGTGTGGATGATGTTATTAAAGAACCGGACAAGAAAGTAAGAAATACTGATATTGCATTTTCAAATGACCAGTGTTTGTACGATTTACTTTGCCCGTTTGTCCACTCCGCAAATGAAAGTTCTGGGTGGAAGTTCGATTTAGATTGGTTTGAATCTGTACAGATAGCCAGATACAAAAAGAACCAACATTACGCTTGGCATATTGATGGCAATAGTGATCATTTTGGAGCCTGCTCTGAAGAAGGTAATAATAAAGGGAAGGTTAGGAAAGTATCTTTAGTAGCTTGCTTATCTAATGGTTATGTTGGCGGTGATCTTGAACTAGCCTTACAAGACCAAGAAAAAGAGAATCTGATTCTCTATCCAGAAATGAAAGTTGGTGATGTGATTGTATTTCCCTCTTATGTATTCCACAGAAGCACACCAATTACTAAAGGAACAAAATATTCAGCAGCAATGTGGTGTTTGGGTCCGCCTTTCAAATGAGAAATAAATATGGCTAGAACAACTATAAGCACTGTAGAGGAAGAATAATGGCATTAGTTCCTGTAGAAAATGTAGGTGAAACGGGAATTGTCAAGGATATAAACCCTTGGCAACTACCCCCTAATGTCTGGTCAGATGGTAATAATGTAAGAGTAGAACATGGGGCTATAGTAAAGTCTCCGGGGTACGCCGAGGTTATGGCTACCTGTCCTGTTACCCCTTACCACATTGTACAACTTAAATATGGTACTGAGGCATATTGGATAATAGCCAGCCTTACGTCTATACGAGTGTATAAAACAAGTAACAGCACATGGTATGATATAACCCGTGGATCAGGGGCTTATAATGCTACTGCTGATGAGGGGTGGACATCTACTGTTTTGGGTGGTGTTCTTGTTATGTCAAATGGATTTGACCAACCCCAATTCTGGGCATTAGCTTCTGGCGTCCCATCTACATCTACGACCATGGCTGATCTAACTAACTGGGCGGCTGGTGCTGGTGCAACTCATTATCCCGTATCTGTTAGGGCGTTTCGATCCTTTTTGATTGCGCTTAATCTAACTGAGGGTGGTGTACCTATACCACAAAAGGTAAAATGGTCTACAGAGGCAGGAACCCAAGCTGTTCCAGCATCATGGGATGAGACAAGTGCTATAGTTGATGCCGGTGAATATGAATTAGCTGATACAAAAGGGTCTATATTAGACGGCCTTCCCCTTGGTGATACCTTTATGATTTACAAGGATGACTCCATTTATAGCATGACTTATGTGGGGACTCCATTTATATTTGCTTTTAGACAGTTATCTCCCTCAGTTGGCGCTCTCGCAAAGAACTGTGTGGCTGAGTTTGACGGCGGTCATTTTATACTGGGCAACGGCGATGTATATATAAACGATGGTCAGAGAGTGAAGTCTATCCTACCGCATAAGATAAGGGATTATATATTTGGAGAGATAGATGGAGCTAATTTTGAACGGTCTTTTGTGGTTGCTGACTATGGCAATACCGAGATGTGGGCTTGCTTCCCCACACCAACTAGCGCAACAAGCCAATGCAATAAAGCAGTTGTTTGGAACTGGACTAACAATGCTTTTACTATCCGTGATATACCAAACCTAGCTCATGCTGGGTATGGCACTGTAGCTGACCCAAACTCATTTACAACATGGGCAGCAGCGATACCTACATGGAGTAGTGCGTTGGGAAGCTGGACATCAACGTGGTCACAGTCTGAGAATGTTCTGGTCATGGCTTCCCCAGCAGATACAAAACTCTACAGGAATGCTTCTGGAAACAGAGAAGACACCACAGATATGACATCGTTTATAGCTAGAACTGGTATTACGATGAACTCTCAGCAACAGAATGACCAGTCTACAGTGAAACGTATAAAGGCTATTTGGCCCAAGATGGAAGTAACTGGGTCTGGCAATACAGTTAATGTTTATGTTGGAACTCAGAACTCTACAGAAGAGGTAGTCTCTTGGTCATCTGCTGTTGCGTTTAATCCAGATACCCAATCCAAAGTATCAGTAAGGAAGAGCGGTAAACTCTATGGGGTCAAATTTGAGTCAACCGGAGACTTCGATTGGAGATTGGATGGGTATGAGGTCGAGTTAGATGATGCGGGAAGGAGAGGTTCTAGGAGTTATTAATGGCAACTTACTCTGACAGAGTTGTAAAGTCGGTAACTCATTATCAGCCCGGCCCACTCCCATTAAACAATGAAAACTTGGGTGTATACGTTGTTGATGAACTTAAAAGATTGGGTAACATACTTTTCAACCAAGCCACTTTTAGGCTTGAGAGAACCCATAAAGTTCCAGACAAACCACGGGAGGGTGATATGAGATACTTTGACGGGACAAATGCTGATCCATTAAGCACAGGTAATGAAGGTATTTATTACTTTAAGAAAGGCTCACCGGGAACATGGATATTTCTAGGTTGAAGGCTCAGATCGTACAACCTGAAGACGTTGCATATATCTGGGAACAGGTCGCACCACTGCTTGAAAGAACGAAAGAGCATAGTGAGGGTGAATTAGAAACTGATGACTTCCTTGAACCACTTACTCATGGTGACATGCAGTTGTGGATAGCGACGGAAGAAAACGAGATGCACTCCGCTATGATTACTCAGGTAGTGACGTACCCTCAAAAAAAGATACTACGGATAATCTCAATCGCTGGCTCTGATTTCAAAAAGCTATATGAGTTTAACGATATGATAGAGTCTTTCGCAGTAAAAACTGGCTGTACTGGAATGGAGTTATGGGGCAGAAAGGGATGGAAGAAACTTCTACCTGATTGGGAATCTAACTATATAGTCTACACCAAAGACTTAAAACATAGGATGCAATAATGATAAAAAGAGAATATAGAAATGGCTATTTGGGGAACTAGCGTAAGCCTACCAGCCGGTGCTACGGTTGGCGGAAAAACAGAGGCTCAGATAGGGGCGGAAATTCAAGCTGCCTTAGATGCGGGAGATAAGGGTAAGCTGGAAAGCATACTGGGTGATCTGAAAGGTGCTGGGCATTCCGGTAGTTTTAATGCCAGTCAGGAATTCTTGGATGTTGTGGGTAGAGGCGAAAGCACGGGCATAGTTCCCGCTTCCGTTGCTGCTTCTCCAGCAGCAACCGCAGCATACGTTGAAGAGAATCAGATGAGCGGAGCAACAG